AGGTATATATAAAAGTATATCACGTTCGATTTTGTATTTTTCGCCTTAAAGATTATTTTATTAGATCTTATTTCACAGGTCAAATAGCTACCCATATTAATACCTATGTAACACAATAGCTTTACATTGGATCAATACAGTAAAGACTAATATACATTATCATTAAAAACAAAAAAGAAAACTTTAATTGGTGGCCTTTTTTTTATTGTCTATATATTTTACGTTACAATTGCCTTAAAGGTATCATATTTTGATTCTAAGGTATGTTCATAGGGTTAGTGGTATGTTTCCCTATGTGTGCATAAGATAGGCCCTTAGAATCAAAGTATTAAAGTCTGCTGATTATAAAGTATTAAATTGCCCATACATGAAGGAAACAAAGATTTAGGCTTGGCGGCTACCCACCGACTATCACCTACCACCCCAGACACACACTATTTAGCTACGTTTTTTATTCAAATGATCCCTTTGGATACGTTTTGTATGCAAGTGTACACCTTTGGGAGCAACTTTGGATACGATTTTTATGCGTGGAGCAAAGAGGGGTGCCCTGTTGGGAGTTGGGGGCCCACTAAAAAAATCCTAATACTTTTGGGGATAAATATGTAAACATTGGGAAAATATTATGAGTAAAAACAAAGAAATGACTCGTTTTATAAAAAAGTTGCCTATGTTTGCATGTAAACTACTATTAAGACTCATTCTAAATAATGGTATTTCTCGGCGGAACTACTTCTTAAAATACTAAGGGTCAATAAGTTAAGGTTATTTAGAATGATTATAAATAAGGTTAGAGTATATATATTATAATTAGTATATACTTAGTGTAATACTTAGTGTAATACCAACAAGACAAAATTGAAAAACGTATTTAAACCAAAATTGACCTAAAAAAAATATAGGGCATTTTCAAAGTTAATTAATGACTACAAAATGGAAGAACAAGAATATCAAAAGCCTAAACGCAAGCTTACTGAAAATCAATTAAAGAATCTCAAACCTATCCAGCCGGGTGAAATAAGAAATCCCAATGGTAGGCCCAAGAATATGTTCCGTAAGGTCATGGAGGAGGTAGATAAATCACTTCGTATTCGCATGACTAAACAAGATGTCGTAGATGTGGTTGCTATGGTCAATTCTATGACCGTTGCTGACATTAGAATGATTGCGATGGACTCTCAGACACCTGCCTTCATTTCGGTGATTGCAAATGCCATCTTAGGTGACATTAAAAATGGTGAGATGAAGAATAGCCAGTTTATGATTGAGTTTCAACATGGCAAGGCATCTCAAGCAATACAAATAGAAACAAATGTTAAAGAAGATATATTAAATCCAAAATTATTGACCGATGAGCAAATCCGAGAAAGACTTAGCCAAATTAGAGAAAGAGATATTGATGAGGGAACTTTCGAGGAGGTCGTTTAGCAACTTCGTTAAATTCATTAAACCCGATAATGATATGCAATGGTTTCACCAAGTAATTGCTGATCATTTGGATTTAGTGTATGCTGGTAAGATTAAATAGTTAATGATCTTTGTGCCTCCACAACATGGTAAGTCTGAGTTATCAACACGAAGTTTTCCTGCTTATTTACTTGGAAGAAACCCAAATCTTAAATTAGCGGTTATTTCTTATAATGCTACATTAGCCGAGCAATTTAGCAATGAAATACAAAGAAGAATTGTGGGAGAGGAATTTAAACTACTTTTTCCCGAAACAAGGATTGGAGAGAAGAAGGGTGAGGCAATTAGGATGGCTGAGTTCTTTCAAACCGTAAATGCTAATGGATATGTTAAAGCCGTTGGTAGAGGTGGTTCTTTAACCGGTACATCGGTTGATATTGGAATTATTGATGATCCACTTAAAGATCGACAAGAGGCCCAATCAAGTGTCGTTAAAGAACAATTGTGGAATTGGTACACCGATGTGTTTGAAACGAGGTTACATAATGATTCTGCACAGGTTATTATTCAAACAAGGTGGTATGATGATGATTTAGCTGGCAGATTGCTTGAACGTGATGATGACTGGACAATTATTGAGTTTCCTGCCATTCGTGAGAAAGCCGAGAATAGTTATGATAAAAGAAAAGATGGTGAGGCTTTGTGGCCCGAAAAACACGCATTAGAGAAACTTTTAAGAGTTAAGAAGAACGAACCGTTTACTTTTGAATCTCTTTATCAGCAAAACCCTAAACCAAGTGTTGAATCCCTTATTTATCATGATTGGCAACCTTGTGAGTTTTTCCCAAAAGATGTAGATGTGTTATTTAGTGGCCTTGACTTTGGATTCTCAAATGACCCTACGGCACTTATCCGAATTGCAAAATTAGGAAATAAGTTATACCTTGATGAAGTTATTTACCAAACTGGATTAACTAATTCAGATTTAGCTAAAAAGATTAAACTATATCCGGATAAACTCGGTGAGATTTATGCTGATAGTGCTGATCCAAAATCTATTGAGGAATTACGCAGAGAGGGGTTGCCAATTAAAAAAGCAGTCAAAGGAAACGATAGTGTTAATGCAGGAATAAGTAAATTGCGTGAATATGAAGTGTATTACACGAGGCGGTCAAAAAACATTAAAAAGGAAGTAGATAACTACCAATGGATGATGGTTGGGGGAAAACAAATAAATAAACCCATAGATGACTTTAATCACGCATTAGATAGTATTCGGTATGCCGTTTATACTAAGTATTCAAAGAAAAAACTTATTATTTTTTAGACATGGGATTATTAGATTTTTTTACAAGCAAAAAAGCTATTGCTGCGATTCAGAATCTCAAACAATGGCAAATGTATAATGCGGGAGAAACTTATTCTCTTTACAACACAGATTATCGTGATGCAATCAATAATGGATTTGAGAAGAACGTAGATGTTTATGCAATTGTAGATGATATATCTGCAAGAGCAGTTGAAGTTCCTTTAGAATTGTATCAAGCCAATAAGATGCAAATAAAGTCTGTTAATAAGTATAAGGCTTTATTGACAAGACCTACCGATAGAAGTATTATGGAGGCTAACTCAATTCGTTCTAAAGCAATGAAAGAATTAGAAGAACATCCAATTTTAGCTTTACTTAAAAGACCAAATGGTTATCAAACTTCAAAGCAGTTTTTTCAAGCATTATTTTCTTGGGATTTATTAACAAAAGATGTTGGTATTTGGGCAGAGGAAGATCCAATTAAACCGGGTAAGATAGCAAGACTTCATGTTATTGCACCTTTTGATTATACAATCGTTACAGATGGATTTAGAAGAATTGTTAAGTATAAAATACATTCAATTAATCAAGAAGTTGATCCAGCTTACTTTTTATCGTTTAGATCATTTAATCCAAACTTTAATAATCAAACTACAATACATCGTGGATTCTCACCTTTAAGTGCAGGTGCAAGAGTTTTGCAAAAAGCCAATAGTGGTGAAGAAGTAGCAATTGAAAACTTTGAAACAAGGGGTGCAGTTGGATTTATTTATAAAGATGATAATAACACAGAAGATATTGATCCACAAGGCCAAAAAGATTTAGAAGATAAAGTTCATGACAAAATATATAACTCAAGTGCTAAAGGTAGAGTTGTATTCTCTAACACCAAAGTTGGATTTACTAAATTATCTACTACTAACATTGATTTAGATTTAAGAGCAATGAGTAAGTTATCTACCGAGCAATTGTGTAGATTATGGCATTACCCTTATGTTCTTTTAAATGCCGATAATTTGACTGAAAGCAACTTGGCTCAATTTATTCGTAGAATGATTATCAATTGCGTTGTTCCAATGCAATCAAGAGTATGCGAAGGTTTATTAGAGTGGTTGGCTCCAAGTATGGGATTAAATCCTTCTCAGTATGTTTTAAGATTTGATGTGGATGCTTATCCAGAGATGAAACAAAACTTCTTGGATGCAGCAAGTATATTGGAGAAATTAGATGGTGTTCTTACCCAAGATGAGAAAAGGGTATTTATGGACTTTGAGCCAACTAACGACCCAATCATGCAACAGGTTTATATTCGTTCTAATCAAGTACCATTAGGTAGCCTAAACATTGATCCTACCGAAATTGGTTCAATGGTAACTGAAGAAGATTAATGGAAACTTGGGTCATCATATTAAACTCGGTTGCAATCACAAGTTCTTTTTGGTTTGGATTCTTTCTTGTTTATGATGCTAAATTAAAAAACAATGAACGCAAAAAAGTTGAAAAACTTTTTAAAGACAAACGATGGTAAACGAAGAAATGTATAGGGTAGCATGGCAAAGGAGGCACAATATTAATGAACGTGCCTTATTTGCTTATATACGCACTAAGTTAGCGGTAGAAACAAAGACTTACCTTAATTCATTAGAAGGCAGGAATCCTCAAACATTTCATATTACTAATCACTTTAATGAAAGATGGTTATTAGAAATAATGCGTGATGCTTATACTAAGTTTGGTTTAAAGCAAGGTAAATTCTTAGATGAATACCAAAAAAAGGAAGAAGGCGATAATTTTGAGGAGAATTGGTTATTATTGCTTTTATTATTGTTTAGGG